TAGGGTAATCATCTAGAAATAATGAATAGATCAAGAGTCACTGGAGATTTAGCATCACACGGAAATATATTCGTAGATATTGCCAATGATCGTGTTGGAATAGGAAGTACGATACCAGCTCATAAATTAGAAGTTAGAGGAGATACTCACATATATGGTGATTTAGAAGTAGAAAGCAGTCTTGGATACATTAGACTGACAGATTCAAATTCATCGAATGATGACTTTGGACTTCGTAATGATAATGGTGTATTTTTTATAAGAGATGTTACTAATGGAGCAAATAGATTTTCAATAAATTCTGAGGGTACATTAAGAGCATTGAATCGTATGGATTTTGATGCTGGTATTCATGTAAATGGTGGAGATTTAGAAGTACGAACCGATTCAACTAAATTACAACTTGGAGCTTCTCAAGATCTTGAAATGTATCATAATGGCTCAAATTCCTTCATCGTAAACAAAACTGGATATCTACAAATAAACGCAACTGAAACAGAAGTTGGTTTATATGTTAATCCAAATGATTCAGTAAGATTAGCATATAATGGTGATTTAAAATTTGAAACCACCAGTACAGGAGCTAAAGTATTTAATGGTGCCTCTGGCGGTGGTACTCTAGAGGTATATTCTGGTGATGCTGGTAGTGCTGCTGGCCCAGAATTTAAACTCTACAGAAATAGTGGATCACCAGCCGACGCAGATTATCTTGGACAGATTAAGTTTGCTGGAGAGAATGATAATAGTGAAGAAATTAATTACGCAAAGATTACAGGTAAGATATTAGATGCAAGTGATGGAACTGAAGATGGTATTATTGAGTTTGCACATATCAAAGCTGGTTCACAAGTAATTACTGGTAGATGGAGAAGTGATAGTTTACAGTTATTGAATAGTACAAACCTTAGTGTTGCTGGAACAGTAACAGCAACTGGAGGGTTATATGGTGATGGATCAAATATAACATCTTTAAATGGTTCCAATATCGCATCAGGAACAGTTCCTGTCGCAAGAATTGGTACTGGAACCAAGAGTACTTCAACATTCTATCGTGGTGATGGTACGTTTGCAACAGTCACACCGCCTGCGATTACTACGATAAACAGTGCATCTAATAATCGAATAGTCACATCTGACGGTGGAACAACTGTAACTGCTGAATCAAACTTAACTTTTGATGGGTCAACTCTTGCGGGAACAGATCCTTTTATTTTTGGAGGATTTGGTTCAGTATCATCAACTCAGGGTTGTAGAATTACTGGAGGCACTGGTTCACATCCTGCTTGTTTAAGTCTTGATGGTGGAAGTTCACCCACATTAGAAATTGGTTCTAAATCTGGTGAAACTATTATTGGAACTAATAGTTATGGAAGTTCGCCAATGAATTTCAAGACTGGAATGGGTATTGCTACTCTTTCTGGTGGAACCACTAGGATGAGTATCACATCAACAGGTAATGTAAATATCGGAACTGGTGAACTTGATCAAACAGTAACGGGACGTTTGCTTAATGTATATGGAGGACAGATAAGAGCAAGACAGACTTCTAGTGGTAATACTCTCGAAGCATTTGGTCATACTACAAGTGGTCAATCTTATGGATTATTGGTAAATGCTGGTACAACAGCTAATGACTATGCTGCTACCTTTAGAAACTCAGGTGGAACTACAATGTTCAGAGTGAGAGGTGATGGTTCGACTCGTGTAGGAGATAATTCATCCTTCAGTGCTCACACTGCAGCAGATGATTTGGTTATTGGTTCCACTAGTGGTAGTAATGGAATGACCATCCTTACTGGTAATGCAACTGGAAATATATTCTTTAATGATGGAAGTGGAAATGATGGTGTAGTTCAATATGTTCACAGCTCTAGTCCAAATTACATGAGAATTGCTAGTTCAGGACAAATTGAATTTGATGCTGGTGGAACTGAAAGACTTCGCATCGACTCAGGTGGAAAAATGGTATCTACCTTAACTTCACCTGATCCTTACAATACTATACAAACAAATTTAGAACTTGTTAATGGTGCTGGAAATAGTGGTGCTGGATCAAGAATTGATTTTAGTTGTGGAAACGGTAAAGCTCATATACAAAGTCAAGTAACAGGTGGTAATTCTAATAGTGGATTATCACTTATCTTTGCTACATCTCCAGATGCTAATGGAGCTGACGAAATACTTCGCATCGACTCAAGTGGAGTTGTTTTAATTAATGGTACAAATGCAACTACACATTCAAATGTAGACCAGTTAATTGTTGGAAGTACATCTGGAACTAATGGTATTACTATCAAATCAGGGACTTCTAGTTTTGGTTGTTTATATTTCCATGATGAAAATACCACTACTGCACCAAAAGGACAAATTGAATATCAACATGGTACAGAACAAATGTCATTTTACGCTAATCAAGAACTGATGATGCGTATAGATGGTGATGAAGATGAAGGCCGACTAAGGTTTACTCCTAATACAATTTTTAGTGGTAGTAGAAATACTAATATCGTAAATGAAACTGTAATGTTTGCTACATCACAGTCTACTAACAATGGATATCATGATAATCATACAATAACCTTTGGTCAAACAAACGGTAACTGGTCTGAAGGAACTAGCAGTCACGATACTTCTTATGGTATGATGTGGCACTATTCTGGTAATGCTTCAGCAACCAGAGAATTAAGAGCTGGTATTGCTTACGATCATAAAAGTACAGAACAATTAAAAATATGGTCATCTTATGGTGCTATTGCTTTCTATGCAGATTTGGCTAATGGTGGTAGTGAAACTGCAGAAACTTGTGATACTAAACTTGCTGAATTTGATACCTTTGGTTCTTTTGTGCCTGGTGCAAACAACGCAAGAGATTTAGGAAATAGTAATCTAAAATGGAGAAATATCCATGTCATGGATATGCACTTTAGTAATGATGGTGGAGATCCAAACTGTGTGGATGGTACAACAGGTGATTGGACATTACAAGAGGGTGCTGATGGAATTTACATGATAAATAATAAAAATGGTAAAAAGTACGAAATGATGTTGAAGGAGGTTCAGTAATGCCTGTAATTTTTGATAACGGAACACGATTTCATGGTGTTGTAGATCATCCACAAGAATTATGGGATGGTGGTGATACATCTGGTGTTTATAAATTTAATACTCCAGATGGTGGAATACAAGATGGATATTTTTTAAGGTGTTCAGGTACTTCTCAAGGTGGAGATCAAGGTTGGGTTCTGATTGGTAGATATCCAGCTGATGCAAGTTCTACAGTTACAAATCAAATGAATTCTACGAGAGGATTGACTGATGTAACTACAAATGGAACACAGTTTTGGTCTGCTGATTGGGGTAATTCCTATCCAGAAGAAATAAGATTCTTGGGTCATACAAATGCAAGTGATATTTTAGGTAATCGAACAGTAGATTGGATATATCGTATTCCAAATTTGAATCAAGAGGGAGATCAAAGATTCAGACCAAAATTATGGGAATGGTTTCAAAATGCAAATCATGGTGATAATTTTCAAAATGCTAACGTGACTTTTAGAACCACAGCTATGAATGGTGGTAAACAGGGAGTCAGAATGTGTGGTGCAAGGGACGGAAGAGGAAGATGGGATAATCCTAATTTAAAACAATGTAGAATATCTGATAATAGTACTACTAATTTTATGAATCCAAAAGGATTTACAAGTCCTACAAATGCTATGTGGAGTTATCATTATGCACAGGATGCTAAGTGGGCAGTAAGTGCAAGCGATCATGATTGTGGTCAGGATACTGATTCATCAGCTCTGTTTGGTTATGATGATAATAATAGAGGATTTTATGATGTGAATACAAGTCATGTGAATGACAACTCAAATCGAAGAGACTTTAGTAGTTGTGTTTTAGTTTTTATGAGGTAATATGAATTACGAATATAATAAAGACGGTATGCAAGTTTCTTGGACTCTGAATGGTATCACATCATATCATGGTATAAGAAAACATACAGTTTCACATGCATTGATGGTGTTAGTGCCCGATTCTGACTGGTCATGTAGTGCTACTGGTATTAATACGTTTTCCAATGGAACACAACCAACTCAATCAGAAATAGATTCTAAAATAACAGAATTGGATAAGAATGATGCATTAATGATATTACGAGTAGATAGAAATCAAAAATTAAAAGATTGTGATTGGGTGGTGACTAAATCAAATGAAACAGGAGTAGGAATTGCTACAAATTGGAAAACATATCGTCAGGCTTTACGAGATTTACCAGCAAATTCAAACCCAACCTTGACAAATCAGGGCTATTTGGACTATAGTAGTTTTACATGGCCAACTGAACCTACCTAATTAATGATTCATGATATTGGAGTTCGATGGGACTCTGGTGAAATAACTCAACAAAAATATGTTGACATAGAGAAACCAAAGAATATAAAAAATAAAAGATATATTATTGATGATGTCATTCCAGAAATGATGTTTGGATGTATTGAAAGATATGTCACAGGTATGGATATAAATTGGAATTATCAACAAGGAACAGTGAATGAAGGAGACTCTGATTGGAGATTCTCGAATGTAGTTTATCATTCCAAATCTGGTTTTAAAAGTAATAAATACGCTCAGTTCAGCCCTATATTTGATTTTCTTCATGCACAAGCATTGATATCAGTGAAACTAAATTGTGATATTCACACACAAATTCCAGAACAAAGACCGTTTCATACGGACAATAGTTTTTATGGTGATTTTTCGTTTACCACAATTTTATATTTTAATGACTGTAATGGTAAAACAATTTTTGAAGATGGTGTAGAAGTGCAATCAAAAAGAAATCGCATGATTGTTTTTAATTCATCTGAGAAACACGCTGGTGTCACACAAACAGATGTGCCAAGAAGATATTTAATGAATATTAATTATTTAGCTAATGAAATGCCAGTGGGACAGGAGTTCTAATGTTTGAAAAGATAATATTTTATGATCGGATTTACAACGATGATGATTTTGAAAGAATTAATAAATCAATTATCAAAGATAATTGGATAAAAAATCCAGACTATGATAATGCAACTCGTGATGTATATGATATAAATGAAATTGATAAAAAAACATTACCCAATATGTTTGAGTTGACTGATAACTATTTTAATTTTTTAGATGCAAATCAATCTTCTAAATTGATGAAATTTACGTCAGGTAATTTTTTCTACAGTATAAAATTTGCTAGATATAATATCAATGATGATTTCAAACCTCATGTTGATGAATTATCACATGGTAATGCTGAGAGAATCCTTTCATCAATCACATACTTAAATGATGATTTTGAGGGTGGAGAGACAGAAATCATGGGTAAAATAATTACCCCAAAGAAAAATTTTACTCTAACATTTCCATCCAATTGGGCTTTTCTACATCAAGGTATGAGAGTCACGAAAGGAATTAAAAAAATTATGGTAGTTCATTTTTATGCTACAATGAATAGGGTTCTATTATGACAGATTTTATAGAAATATATGATGATGTTTTAACATCAGAGGAATGTAAAACATTAAGAGATATTATTGATACTTATCCTAGAGAGGAAGTTAAGAAAGAGAATGAAGATGGTGTCATGAAACACCTATGGTATGTAAAGAATACCTTTCTAAATGAACCATCACCACATACTCAGAATCTTTTAGAAGTATTAAATGATTGTACAGATAGATATGTAAAAAAACATCATCAATTGAAAAGGACTGATGCACCTTGGAAATTGGATAATGGATATTGCATGCAGAAATATGATCCAGATATGGGTTACTATGTATCTCATGCAGAAAATCAGGGATATGGTGCAATATCAACTAGAAGAATGTTGGTTTGGATGATATATCTTAATACTATAACTGATGGTGGAGGGACTTATTTTGAAAATTTTGATAGAAGTGTAAATGCCGTTGAGGGTAGATGTGTTATATGGCCAGCATATTGGACTCACTTTCATAACGGAATCGTGAGTAAGACGGAATCAAAATATATAACTACAGGATGGTACATGTATGATAGATGGGAAACTAATCCTAATCGAAAAGAAAGAGGAACTGTAGAAGAAGTTCTGACTAACATAATAAATAACTAAAAAACTATAGTATGTCAACTTTAATATGTAACTTGCCTGCATACAAGGTGTGGGTGAGAAAGGAGTATTTGACAAATCATAAGAGTGGTCACGGAGAGTATGTAGAAGGTTATTGGGTTGCATTGAAATCAATCCCAGGCCGTGCCTTTTACTTTGAAACATATTTACCAGAGTATGCGGCGATGTATGATAAGTTACCTATCAGTGCTTTCTTATCATCACCAAAGAAACCAGAACCAGACATGGAGTTACACAACTTACAGTTCTGGAACGCAATGGATTATGGAGTCATATCAGTTTATAAACAGTTCATTGGCTCAATGCACTTTGAAGTTATAACAAGAGATCATGGTACACAGACAGGAACTTACGTTTGTACAATAGATAATTATCACGAGAATATACATGATGTAGATTGTTCTACAAGTGAAGAGCCTCAAGAACACAAGAGTCATAATATAATAGAACTTGACAATGGACAGTTTGCGTTGTATCCTAATAATAGAATGAGAATATATGATAATAGTTTGACACCAGAGAAACCAAAAGATCCTGATTTTAAGGTATCAACAATCTATTATCAAGTCGAAAATGGCCATGACCGTGATGGGTTGGGGTCTGAAGAGAACTATTTTTGGAAAACTGCAAAGGAAAGATCCGATGGCAACTGAATATGATTTAATAAGACGTTACTGTGGAGCCTTCTCCTCTGATGATTGTAAAAAATTGGTTAATTATATTGATGGTTTTGAGAATAATAAACTACTAGCTCATGACAGAAAGGCCTTACATGAGGTAGATAATAAAACATTAAACGTAACACACTCATATGATATGACTGCATATAGTTTTGTTGCGGAAGAAACCATGCCAAAATTTAAAAAATGTTTAGACGAGTACTTAAATACTTTTAGTATTTTAAATACATGTAAATTTTTGGTATATAGTTTAAAAGTAAAAAAGATACCAGCTGGTGGAGGATTTCATGTATGGCACTTTGAAAATGGAGGTTTGGTCTATTCACATAGAGCATTTGTAATTCAGTTATATTTGAATGATGATTTTGATGGAGGAGAGACAGAATTTTTATATCAAAATCGTAGAGAATCAGCTAAGGAAGGTGAGGTTTTAATATTCCCTGCTGGATATACTCACACACATAGAGGTAATCCTCCAATAGGAGGTACAAAATATATCATCACAACATGGGCGGTATTTCAAGATGACCCATAGAGATGTAAAATTAATCACCATAGCTAAAATTGATATAATGAAAGGTATGGTAGATGCAGATTTGAATTCATTATCTAAAATACTGTTAGATAATTATCATAATAAATTTGAGTGTGAGATAGAAAGTACATATTTTGAGGATTCTATATGTCCACCGAATGATATTGTAGATGACATCATAGAACAGATACAAATAGACTTTAATGCTGCAACTGGAGAAAAAATTACTCCGTTGAATTATTGGGGACATATACATGAGAAAAATATGAGTACAAATATGCATAATCATAATGATACATATGTTTCTGCAGTTGTATATGTTGAGGTGCCTGAAGGATCTGGTAGTATTGTTTTTAGGCCAAGATTGAATCAATACGACAATAGTGCATATTCATCTAAATTTCAACCTGAGAGAGGTGTTTATTATATTTTTCCAGGCTATCTTGATCATTTTGTGACGAGAAATATGTCAAATGAACTTAGAATTTCATTGTCTATTAACTTTAAGAAGGATGAATGACATTACATATAAATACAAGTACTGGATCGTGTGTTCACAATGAAAGGTATTTTTAAAATAATTAGTCATTCATCAGATACAAAAACTAT